GTGCTACTAATGTCACTAACACTAATCAGCTTACAAACGGTGCTGGTTTTATTACTGCAACTCTTACAAATGAACAAGTCCAAGACATTGTTGGAGGCATGGTCACTGGTAATACAGAAACAGGAATTACTGTCACATATCAAGACTCAGATGGCACACTAGACTTTGCTATTGGCACTCTTGGAACAAGCAATATAGCTAACAATGCTGTTGATTTTTCAAAAATGCAAGATATAGGTGCTGGAAGAATAATAGGTAATGCAAGTGGCTCAACAGCCAACCCTGACCAGCTTACAGCAGCACAAGTTAGGACAATAATTAACGTAGAAGATGGAGCTACTGCTGATCAAACAGCTAGTGAGATACTAACTCTTATTAAAACTGTAGATGGTGCTGGAAGCGGACTAGATGCTGATACAATAGACGGTTTAAGTTCTGCAAGTTTCTTAAGGTCAGATACTACAGACACATTTAATTGCAATGGTTTTGCTTTAGAGTTTGATTTCGATACTACTGGTAGAAACAGTTTAGCTTTCAAAAAAAATGGCACTACTCATTGGCAATTAGTACATGACAATAGCGGTAACGATTTAAATTTTGACAGGCTTGGAGCTAGTGGAGTTTTTAAAGTAGATGGAAACAGAGTTTTAACTACTGCTGATGAAGGCAATGGCAATGGTATTGATGCTGATACTGTAGATGGACTTGAAGCATCTGTTTTCGTTAAAGGCAATGGTACTAATAACAATGCAACTGAAATTAATGTTAGTGATGCTGACTTTATAGTTGAGGATACAACAGATAGTATTACAAACTTTATCTGGAGGAGACACTCGACAAGTCAACTTTATTTAGGAACTGCTACTGCTGTTGTTACTGCTAGAAGTCATGTCAATCCTGATGTTGATAGTACTTATAACTTAGGTGCTAACGGTACACGCTGGGCAAACATTTATGGCGATCAATTACATGGTGCTGGAAGTAATATTACAAATTTAAACGGTGCAAATATTACTGATAATACAATTACAAATGCCAAAATAAATTCAATGGCAGCTTCAAAACTTACAGGAGCTTTACCAGCTATTGATGGTTCAAACTTAACAGGTATTGGAGGAGGTGGACATTTTGTATGCCATTTAAAATCAAATACTACTGCTTCTGTCGGTAGCTCTGCTGCTGTAATTAATTTCAACCAAGAATCTAACACTGATAGTAGTAAGTTTAGTCATTCTTCTGGTGCAATTACAGTTTTAGAAACTGGCTGGTACACAGTAAAAGGAAGTGTGGTTTATCAAAGTTCTGCTACAAGTAGACGAAATACTATTAAAACTGCTTTAACAAAAAATGGTAGTGCTGTCTCAAGTGCCGATACTTATACATACATTCAACCACAAATAGAGCCAATAATTATAGGTCATGTCAACTCTGACGGTACAAAGATCAAAGGTGAAGGCTTTTCTGTTACAAGAAACGGAGATGGTGATTACACAATTACATTTAGCACAGCTATGCCTGATGCGAATTATGTTGTAAATGGACAAATACAAGAGGGGACTGCTAGAGATGATATCAAAATTCATGTAAGAGATGGTTCACAAACAACAACATCATTTAGGGTTTATATATATGAGGGTGATAACGGTACTACTGCTGATGTTTTAAGAAATAGAGATTTTTACTTTACAGTTAGTGATGTGAAGAGTTCTTGGGGTCGTTACGGTTCGGCAACTGTAGATACTACTCTTTACTTAACAGCAAATGACGTTTTAAGGATTACAACTAATACTGTTGATGAAGCTGGTACTACAACTATTGTCGGTTCATCTTCAGAATTTATTGTTACTGGTTTACAGCTATCATCAGCATCTACAAACGCAGATACAGTAGACGGTTATCATGCCTCAAGTTTTGTTATCGCTTCTGCAATTGCAAGTAGTTTATTACCAGCATCAACCAATAGTATTGATTTAGGTTCAGCATCAAAAAGATGGGCTAATTTATACGTTAACGATATGCACTTCTCTAATGAAGGTAAACAAAATGACGTTGATGGCACTTGGGGTGATTGGACTTTACAGGAAGGAGAAAGTGATATATTTATGATTAACAACAGAACAGGCAAGAAATTTAAAATAGCCATGATTCCTGTTTAAGATATAATAAAAGAAAAACGACAATGGCAACTACGTTTATTTGGAAAGTTGCATCATTGAAAACGAATCCCAATGATGATAACTATATAACGGAAGCTAAAGCTAATGTTTTTGGTACAGAAAATGAGGTCACAAAAGCAGTAGGAGTAACTTGTTATTTTCTCGGAGATAAAGCATCTGTTGGATCAGATTTTAAATCAATCGAAGATTTAAAAAAAGAAGAGGGTGAAGCTATTATTATAGATTGGATAAAAAAAGGTATTAAAGAAGGTAAAGAAGCAAAATTACAAAAACAAATACAATATAAAATTGATAAGCATAACGGTAAAATTGCAGAACTTACAATAGAAGCTGAAGATACATCTTATTCAGCACAACCAAACATAACAACTTAAAATGACTATACATTTTGGAGACAGCACATCATTAACTACTGCCCCAGCAGGTGGTGATTTACAGGTCTTTACATCAAACGGAACTTGGACAAAACCTTCAACAGGCTCGTATGTCATAGTTGATTGTTGGGGTGGTGGCGGTGGCGGTGGTAATAATCAAAATAGGTCTAATGGTGGCGGTGGTGGTGGATATATGAGAGCAGTTTTTAAAATGTCTGATTTGCCAGCAACAGTATCAGTACAAGTTGGTGCTGGTGGTGGTACTCAATCAAATGGTGGGATATCAAAATTTAATTATGGTAATGTTCAAGCTGGTGGTGGTAATGGTGGGACTGCTGGTAATGGAGACTTCACTAACTCATCTGGGGGAAGAGGTGGGAGTCCTTTCGGTACTGGTACTGGAGCTACTGGTGGAGGTGTAAATACCTCAACAACAGATGATGGTACTACTAATGAAACTCATAGGTCTGCTAGTAGTGGTGGATATGGGTATGGTGGTGGAGGTGCTGGCGCACGTCATGGTGTTACTGCTGGTGGTAAATCCATTATGGGTGGTGGAGGCGGTGGTGGCTATAGAAGTGGCACTACATCAAATGGAGGAACAAGTCATGGCGGTGGTAATGGCGGTAATAGCGGACAGAATGGAACAGTTCCCGGAGGTGGAGGCGGTGCTAGATCAGGCTCTGGTGCTAGAGGAGAAGTTAGAGTGTTAACAGTTTAAAAAAAATATTAAAGTCAACTATATAAAACAAACTTTCTGTCATACCCATCTTTATCATTTTAGTGATACGGTGTTTACCATCTATCATTCTATATTTACAGTTGTAAGGATTTTCGACCTCAGTTAATATACAGGGATAACCTATGTCAGCAGCGTTATATCTATCTATGTCTAGATTAAATTTTAAATCTTTGCCTTTCCAACCAATGTCTTTAAAATTTACTAATTTTTTATTTTTTAAAAATGGATATAGCAAGGATACATTAAAAATATATTCTTTTTTATTAATCCTCCAATCACCATATTCTTTGTCCACATTACACAAATGATTTCCTTGTAACATGATTTTCGGTTATGAACGTGATTGTTTTAATACATCAAACATAGCAGATTTAGTTAATGCAGATTTTATTAGTAGTTGTAGAGATAAAATTGTAAAAAATCACTATGTATTTAATAAAAATTGGCAAAATTCTGTTGATTCTTTTTACGAAAAAAAACTCATAAACATTTGTCAAGATAGAAATTATTTGGTGTTTGATAAAACAATGGTTCAATTGTTATTACCTAGACTTAAAAATATATTTAATAATAACGATATTGCAGCAAGTGGTCATTTTTTATACCCTAAAACTGGTTATATGGGTTGGCATACTAATTATTTAGAATCTTGTTGGAGAATTTATATCACTTACGCTACAGAAAATAAAAAATCATTTTTTAGATATTTTGACCCTTTAACTGAACAAATAATTACTGATTATGACGATAAAGGTTTAACCATTAGAAAATTTTATGTACCTGAAAAACCACCCTATTTCTGGCATTGCGTTGGTAGTATGTGTAATCGTTTTAGTTTTGGTTTTAGATTATATGCCTAATAATCTTTATTTGTAGTTAAGTTACTAACTATTTTCGTTGAGTCAACGGCAATATTACCTGATACTGTTATACGATCTTCATTGCAATTATAAAATGGATAAACTACATGGTTTAATGTTGATGGAAAAAATACCATTGTTCCTTCTATTTCGGGTTCCATCTCGTATGTATAATTCATACTTTCGCCTAATATGTTTTGATAATCAAAAGAAAAATTTGAAATAGCACATGATCTTACATTTTTAGCTATATCCATTTCTTTTTGTTCTTTATAACTTGTTGGGATTTTTAACCAAATAACAAAACTATAAAGTGCATTTGTGTGTATATGTCTAGGGTTAAATTCATACTGTTTTTGATAATTAATCCACATTGATCTTAAAATAAATGAATGTTTTTCAGTTATTGGAAGATCAACACCTAAATTATGAAAACTAATTGCATACATATTACATAAATCTAATAAAACATTATTCCAAAACCAATTATCTATATCTGGTATTTCGTAACTTTCTCCTATAACCCCTGCTAATTTACGTTTGTGATTTCCTCCCCTATTTTCAGCACACTTATTTATATGATCTAATGCTTCCTTATCAAGTTTTGTTTGTAACCAACCTAAATTTGGAGGACAAATAGAGACTATTTTCATTTATTTTCTGTATTAATTTGTCGTGTTATTACCCCTAGTGTTACATAAAGAGGAGCTAAAGCCATAATTCCTGTAAAGGTTATAATAGTGACAGGCACTAACGCTTTCAACATTGCATTTCTAAACATATGTATAGAAAAATTCTTGATGTACTAACTATTTTAGTTACGATCTCAATCTTAGGCATTTTTGGTACAGGATTCTTTACATACAGGTATTTAAAATCTGACGCATTTAAAGATAAGGTT